GACCTGTCTCGACAGCAGCCGCTGCGGCATATCGAGCGGCATCTCTGATGCAAGGCTAAGGAAGTCCTTGAACAGCTGCTCCTTCGACTTGCGCTCCTGAAAGTTATAGCTTTCGATGGGGCGTATGGTCAGAACAGCTGTTCGTGTAAGGTCGGCAGCCTCTTTCAGGCCAACGCCAATCGATGACATGAGGAACGATGAACGCATGGTGAATGCCCGTGCGCTGTGGTTTGCAGACCCCTTCAGAATGCGGCCGCGACCTTCGCTAGATGACTGGCGCATCAGATCGAGGACGGCCTTGCGCCGCGCCTCAGCCTGCATCTTTGCCTTATCATCCGCCTCGCTCTCATCGAACACCACTGGCATGGCATCATTCTCGACAGCTTGACGGATGCCGGCCTCGGTCGTTGCGCCCAGCGGGTATAGCGCCAAGTCACCAAGGCAGGCGGCTGCCACCTCGTTAACGACCGTTGACTTACCCGACCCTTGGTTGCCCGTGACCCAGCAGTGCGTGCGCCATTGCAGCCCGCCGCACACGACAGCTGTCGCAATCCATCCGGCCAGCAGGTCGCCGTAGATCGGCGCATCCCAGCGAACCCTGTTGCACAGCTCACGGATCATGCGCCCGTCTTCATCCGTTGCCTTCGTCTGGTAGTCATCGACATCGATGATCAGGTTCTCGGCCTTCTCGTAAATCCATTTGCTGCGAACACGAACAAACGATGCCTCCTTTACCGGCGTGCTGGGTCGGGTGATCATTAGCTTGTTGCCGGTGTTCAGAATGACACGGTCAACGCTATCCTCCGCCCTATCAATCCAGACGCCACGCCCGCGCAGCCTGCGCGGATCATAGATGCCGACCTTGTGGCAGCGATCCATCACTGACAGGCCAGCCTCGATCCAGTTCACACCCTTCCCATCAGGCTTACCCTGCGGCCCGCCCCAGAAACCTGCATCTGGGTAGATCGACCGGCATCCACGCTCGGTCATCAGGGCTGACGATGCATACTGTTTGATGATGAAGTTCTGCTGCGACATGACATAATAAAAGTCACGGTCATACCCAAGGCAGCGATACTCACGATCCGCGCTTTCATCAGGGTCTTGTGGTTCAACCTCTACAGGAGGTGGCGCATCGATCTTTGCGACGGCAGCCCGCTTCAGCTCACGTTTAAGCAATGCTGTGATCTGCGTTGCCTTAAACTTCTCTGGCAACGGGTCGGCCAAGTCCCACTTCTCAGGGAACGCCTCACCCAGAGCCACGATGGAGCAGGCCACGCCAATCTGAGCCAGCCTAATCTGAACTTCAGCCGCCGCGATTATCCCTGCATCATCATTGTCGGGCCAGAAGACGCAGCTGTGACCGGCCATCGCGGTCCAGTCAGCCTGCAGAGCAGACGATGAACCGCCCTGCCATGTCGTGACGATCCAGCCCTCAGGCACATACTGCTGCGCCGCATCGACGGCCTTCTCGCCCTCGACAATCAGAACTGGGCACGACGGTGACAACGCCATCAAGTCGCTGTTGTACAGTGGCCGGTCTGTCCCGAAGCCAGACGTTACGTGCTCCTTACCGTTCCAGACAATCGGCCTGATCTCTTTTCGTTTGCCATCGGGATCCCAGCGACAGACAGCGCCATAGGCATTGCCATCTGGCATCCGGTACGTCCAGACAGTGTCAGGCTCACCCATCGCGCGCTTCAGAAACGCCGGAACCACAATCGGTTCAGGCATGGGCGTGACGATGGAAATGGAATCGGTGACATCCCCTGATGGGGCTTTGGTCAGGTCAATTTTTTTCATGATTGGATGCCAAGCATTTCAGCAAACCCGACCAGCGTGTCCTGCAAGTTATCGCCAAACAGGCGCATTGAAAGATCAATCATATCTCCGCTCTCTCCAGTCGCAAAGTCGCGCCACCTCCCAGTGGAAAACGACACGCCCAGCGATGGATTATTATCGTCGCGCCAAGGACTCTTGGCCACATACCAGCCGCCCTGCCGCTTCCCATCAGGAAGCCATTCTCTGCAGAGCATCTCGATCTGACCAGCGCCTAGGCGCGACTTGATTTCGCCAATGGTATTTGACCGGAAGTTTGACGACCCGCGAGGAGAGGAAAGGAGGACTCGATCCGCTGCAGGCTTGTGGCTTTTGGGCTGAGAGCCTTGGACATAACCACATTTTCCGGTCATAATTCTTGTATTCCCTTTACAGTGCGCCGTCAAACGCAACAAACTTCCAAACTGACACAGCAAGTCGCCTTACGCAAGGCCCCTCATGCGCAACTCACGGCGCAATATGACAGGGGACACGCACCACATCTTGCTTTGATTGCTAAACTCAAGGCAGGCGGCGCGAATGGCATCGTCAACCATGCGCATATCATGAGCCAGCCTATCTCTTTCTTCAAACAGCCTCGCTGCCATCTGCATAAGGTTCGTCTCCGTCGTAGACGCCGCCAAGCACACTAAATCTGTGGAACTTGATCGGATTTGGCTCAAGCCTGTAGAAGTTTCCACTAACATCTTTCCATCCATTTTTCGTTTTCCTAATCCTAAATCTTGGTGCCTTGACATCTTGCGTGATGTCCCAGCGTTGCTCACGTTCATTCGTGCAGTGACCCATCAGCATCTTGGGAGACCATCCCTTGACGCGGTCGGCTATCATCTCGCGGATCGCCAACTCGCGCCCGCTCACCACCTCGACAACCTCGAAGGGCTCAATGCCCTTGTCGGTTATCCGGTTCGCGTATGGGTGAATCATGCAACCCTCATTTCTAATTCCTCGGCCAGCCTATCTGCGTCTTTAACATACGCCTCCAGCGACACTGAATAATCGCAGATCACATCATAGCCGTCGTTGCCGTAGACCAGCAGCAAGGTGCCAATTCGCTTGTCTCCATCAAAAACGTGGAGCCAGTCCATATCGCAGGCCATCAGGTCCGCGACGATTGCCTCAACGTCATCTGATTTATACAATGATATATATTCACCATTGTCAACACTAATGGTCAACCCATCATCAATCACCGTCTGTGCAAAGCGCCCAGCGATGGCGCGTTCCATGTCCTGTCTGTCCATCATCTTTTCTCCATCAAAACAAAAATTACATACAATGCCGGCATGGTCGCCAGCATCATCGCGCCTAGCCACATCAGTCCCGATCCGCCTCTGGCACAATCGGCTCATAGACGCCCTTGGCTGCGCCCCAGCCCGTGCTGAAGCCGATCCTGAAGGGCCTCTCGTCCACCATCGAACCTATCAACGCCCGTGCCTCATCCAGCGCGGCCGTCTTGCGGTTCTTCTCGCGGATGATCTCAGCGAATTGCTGCCGCACATCCTTATTTCGCATAGTGCTGCACGATTTCAGCCTTGATCTGATCGACCATATCCAAAGCTAGCTGGTGCTGTTGCTTCACAGCCCTTTCCGTTGCCCTCATGGCTGAATTAAGAACACATTTGTGGTAATCGCGGAGCCTGTATGTCTCCATCGCATAGCCCTGAACGCGCTCAACCCTATGGACGACGGCGTCAGTCACCACACCACCCTGCACCACACCTTTCATGGTGGTGATGCGCAGGACCATATCGTTGCCAAGATCAATGCGGGTGTTGCCCTGCCATCCTGTCTTCGTCTTTGCGATACTGGTGGTCATTGATCCATCTCCCAGTCGCGAAACATGGCGTCCGCATCGTCCCAGCCTGAGCGATACATATTCGCCAGCGCATCGATCACCTTCTCATCAAAGGATGGCGTGTCGCTGTTGGTCAACGTCTTGCGAAGGTGTTCCGCATACGCCTCAACATATTTGTCACGCGCTCTCGCGCTGTGTTCTGATGACATCATTTCAAATCTCCAGTGGTTCGATGAAGGCATGACCGGCCCCATTGCCCTCAGGGTCACGCGACAATGTCACCCGAACGTGCGACCCTTCCACGATGCCGCCTTTGCCGTTGTCGCGGGCCATTAGCAGGGACGGCCAAAGCTCTCCCTCATCCTCTGGAAACGCTACGCTGAGAACAGTCAGTCCCTGCAACTGGCCGTAATGATCGCGGTAATATTCTTCGATGTTCATTTCACCACCTCCAATCCATAAACCCGTGCCGCCTCATCAATTTTGCGGATGACAAACTCTAGGCCATCATCAGAATTGATATCCCAATCGTCATGCGACTCCTGCAGTTCTCGCAGAAACTGATACCCATCAAACGTGAAGACCCATCCAGACGCCTTCAACGCTTGCTGAACGGATTGGTTCAAGGGGGTCGCGTCCTCTAGTGTCTCATCATACACCGCGTCATCGATCAGGCACCCGACCGCGCACTTCAAGCCACCCTCAGTCCGATAGAAACATGACCGCGTCATAGGGTCTTTCGCGGGTCTGCCCTGCTTGATCAGGTGCGCCCTGATCGTTTCATATGCTTTCTGCATCTGTGTCATTCTTTCACCTCGCTTGGGCAGTCGTCGCTGCACGGTTCGTTCTCATGTCCCGCGTTGTCGCGGCCACAGAAGCGGCACACGCCATGCTCATCATCTCGGCTCATTTCAAATCCTCCGGTATTGTGGTTTTGCAGGTTCGCGGATGCCGTAGTCCCGCAGGACATCAAGCGCCTTCCCGTAATCATCCCAAAGGGATTGATCGATGTCCTCGCTGAAGTCTCCGCTCACGTTCTCGTCGATTGACGTAAGCAGATTATTCAGTGCAGCCAGCACTTCACGCGCATCGTCGCCCGTCAGTTCTTCTTTCGTCATCCCTCGAACCCTATCAATTCAATAACCTCCTCAAGGCATTGCCATTCTATGCCGCCATTGACGCACAGGCGGACCAGCTCGATCAGCGACGGCTCCAGCATTTGTAATGCGTGAAGGTTCTCAACCGCATCCTCATACAGGTGGCCGTGCAGATGCACGGCGTTGCTCCACGTTACACCATCTCGGCGGTCGAGCAGGTCACGCACCGTCCTGAAAATATCTTTACGCATCAATCTTCTCCTTCATAATCAAACATATGATCACACTCTGTGCAAGCGACCACGCAATACACATAGGTCACCTCCCATGCGCCTAGCGTTGGCATCCAGCGGATCTCGGCATCGCGGTATAGGTGTTCTGTGTCTCCACACTGCGGACATTTCATGCCACGCTATCCTCTAGGTGGACGGTCACGTAATCCTCATAGTCCAGCCCCTTGGAAGCGGCCTCCGTATAGGTCATGTCCTGCTCGTCGTTCAGCTCCAGCACGGGGAACACCTTTACGATGTCCCCGTCTGGCATCTTAAACGAGCGCGCCCCGACGATCTCCGCCTGCTCAGGCACTGTGATCGTGACGACCATCGTCAACTGAAACTGCTTCATCATACTGTCTCCTTCATTCGACGCGCCAATCTATCGTGAACCAGTCCCTCGACCGCCACTAGACGCGCCTTTTCGTCTATCGTGTTACCCCAACTATGCATTGACAATGCCAGCCGGACGTTCCGCAATTCCCACAAAGGGGCCCGCATATAACGGGCCCGCTCTGCATTAATCCTATCCTCAAACGTCATGGTTCCAGTCTCCATCCCCAACCCTTTGCATTCCTAAAATGGTCCCATTGATTGCGCCTGATCCAATGATAGCGCCAACGCGCCTGCGTCTTACGCAATCCCGTCCATTGCTGTTCGGTCCCGTCCGCATGGCGAACCCATGCCATGTAATCGTGCGTCATCATGCTGCTTCCTCCATTGCATATTTCGCGCCCGTGCCATGCGGCTCAATCTGAATTGATCTCGGCGACCGACTGGCCGTCCCCATGCACAGCAAACAGTCAATGCACTGCGTTTTCTTGCCAGCCTCTTTCGACGCGGGACAATTGATCTCGACCCCTAGCACCGGCTCCGACCCAACGCGGAACGTGCGCCAACCCCGACTGTGCGCCTCGTCCATCTCTTCAATGCTGTCGACCGATGCCATGACCAAACGGCTCCAAGCCTCGGTGAGTATCAACCACTGGTGCGAATAGCCTGTATGGCCTGCCGTCCAGCGCAACAAAGCCTGCCAGACTGGCAAGGGAACGGCGGCCGGATCGCCATAGGTGCCTAGACGGACCATGAGACCCGCGACCATATGCGCCACCTCTTCAGGCGATGCATCGGGATATTTCCCGCGCAAGAACGCTTCATACACAACGCGGGGGCCATGAATGAGCGTGACATAGCAGGATCGGGCTCCACCCATGCCATCGCCGCGATGCTTGCAGCCGCCGCATATGGAAACGTCATTTCCACTGCGCGATGCGTTCAAAGGCGTCATGTCTGGCCGGATTACATACGTCTGAACCATCGCGCCCGTTTTGACGTTCTTGCTCCCGTCCAGCCCGACAACGATAAGCACAATGCGCTCGCCGTCGATCATGGAAGGGCCGTCATAGATTACATATCCGTTTGGCATCACCAGCTGCTCCGATAATAGAAATCCCAATTCGACGAACCTTCATCGGATGCAATCCAAGCGTCAATCCGATGCAGCCCGTCCGCCGTGTCCTGAATGTCCTTCCAATACCAATCATCATAATCGGTGCTGCCAAAGAAAAACCCGCTTTCCGTGGGAAGCATTTCCTCCGCCTGATCCGGATTGCGCGCGGCCAACACCTGATCGCAAAGCGCCATCAATGCCCGTAAATCCTCCCGCGAAACACAACGCTTCTCGCAATCGTCCTCTCCGCTCTGGACGTTCTCGACAAACCAACGATGGATCGCGTTTGCCTTGCGCCAATACATGACGCCAACCTCGACCGTGATGCATCCGCTATCGTCAATGGCGGGCGGGCGATTGCCTCCAATCACCCCCACCAGCGCCGCGTTCAATTGCGTCGAAGTATAGCCGGACGTGTAAGCCTCGGCGGTCAGATACATATCCAAACCCATCTTACTTCACCCCTGCAATGCGGCCATCGGCCATTTTGACGTTAGCGAAAAACTCGCGACTGTGGCCTGTGATGTGCGGACGATTGCAGCCGGTGAGAACGCCATTGGGGTTATACTCAGGACCAAAGATTGAGGTCTCGGTATACTTCAGCCTTTGACCAATGCATTCCTTCAGCGCCTTTTTAGACGGATAATCAAAGATCAACATATCAATTCCCTTCGCTTGTCAGCACCGCGTCAACCGGTGCATCAATGCGTCATCTCATATTAAAACGATACAATCAAACACTAATTTCAATGCTGCACTGCACAATGGCGTTTTCTGTTACACGCAAACCCGCAGAAAACCGTCAACTGTAACAGGGTCGAGCAGGTCTGTTACAAAAAAACGCCTCATCAATCGGCCGTAAGCTATTGAAAAACAAAGATAAAAAAAACGGCTGTTACACGTTGTTGCAGTGCGAAAACGTGAACAATTTCAATGACTTAGCTATAGGTTCTTCACAAAGCCAAAATGTAACAGAACAGGAAAATATAGCCCTATATAGTAAGGGGTATACCCCTAACCCTACCCATAGGCCCCTCCCTCCCTCTATATATATATATATCTATTTTTTTTTGTTATTTTATATATAAAGGGGGCAAAAACGGCGGTTTTCTGCGGGTCTCCGATGTAACAGGATTTTTGGAAATCGCAAAAGTCCGTTACAAATAGGCAATAAATGGCGGTTTTCTGCCGTTTTTCGCTGTTACAGCGCTGATAATGCAAGCCAGCCTATCATTTTCAATCGGGCGGGAAGGCGGATCATGGGCCAGCCTATCAATCTCAACCCAAAGCGCGCGCGCAGGCGGATCGTCCGGGCAAAAAAAATGGGAGAGCCGAAGCCCTCCCCAGTTGGTCGATCTAGCGGCCGGTCAGTTGGTGATGTCGAAGCCTCGGCTTGCGTCGGCTGCATCGAGGTTGACGAACACGTAGCCGTCGCCGGTCGTGTGGTCACTGTAGCGCGCCCAGCTGCCTTCGAGGCCTAGCTTGGTGGCAAGGGCCCATGCCGCCGACTTGTGGTTCCCTGAGCCACTCAGGGCGTAGTCATAGGGCAGGGTGACAGCGTCGGGGCCGAGGGTGGCTTTAATCCTGCCGCCCTTGTGGTCGGTCGGACCGAGATACTTGGTTCGGATGATGCTCATAGGTTGGGTTCCTTCTGATCGATGATTGCGGCGAGTGCCAGCAACCCGAAAAGGGCTGCCAGCACTGCGATGTGGAATAGGCCGTTCACGCGAGGTCGAGACCACAGGCGGTCAGGAACGTCTTGCGATTGAAGAAGGGGTTGTCGATCTCCAGCCGGTAGGCCAGCTCCTGAGCTGCGAGGACAGCGCCGGTTCGCTCGGGGTGATCGACAGCGCCCAATGCGTCCTTCAGGGCGATGGCGATGAGCTGGTAGTCTTTGCGGGTCATGCTTCGTTCTCCAGTGGCAGGTGATAGTATCCCTCAGGCCGCGCAGGCATGACGGGGCGGACCTTGCGGGCCTCAAGCCCGTGGGCATAGCCTTCGATGCTGTAGGGGTCGGTTGCGGGCAGTGGTTGCCCCCGCATCGCTGCGAGGGCTGCATCATTCCACAGGTCCATCTGGTCTTCGGTCCATTGGGTCATCAGTAAGCCTCCTGCTTGTCTTGCGCGTCCCAGATGTTGCCGATGCGCTCCTGCGCCTGCGCCTTGGGGCTGGTGTTCAGTTTCTCCGCCAGAGCCGTGCGGATCATGTGTGTGCCGGTGGCGATGGCGTCCTCAGGATCCGAAGTGTAGTAGGCAATGGCTTCCTCACGCTTCGGATCGGCATCGGACAGCGTGACGCGGTATTCCTGCCACTCAGAGGACCAGCTGGCCTTGCATCCCATCGCCCTCAACTTCGCGAGTGTTTCTTTGATGGTCATCTTAGAAGCCTCCCAGCTGGCGGCGTTCCTCGGCGCGCTCTTCGGCATCGGATCCGCCGTCCCCGTATTCGTCGTTCGCATCGGCCAGCTGGTTGAGCTGGTGCTGCTGCTCGGGGCTGAACCGGTCCCAGAAGTCCGCGACACAATCCATGCCCCAGCATGGCTCCTCGCTCTCCTCAGGTGACGGGGCCGTGTAGTCGTTCACGCAATCCCAGAGCGGCTGGTAGAGACCGGCCGCGAGGACGCCGTCCCAGCACTCGGCCACCTCGTCGGGGCGGATGATGTCAAAGGCGGAATGAGGTTCAATCGTCATGTGCTTTCCTTTCAGTGTTGCCGGCACGTCAAAGCCGGTGGGCCGATGCCCGATCTCTATCTCTCAGATATTCAGCGACTGGTCAACGCTCATATCATCGACCATGACAACATTGTTCAACAGCTGGTCGACCTGATCGATGGTCATTACAATGTGAGCCAGGATCTTTTCCGGCTCCCATCGCAGTGTGATCGGCCCGCAATCCCAGACCCAGACCGTCCAGCGCGACAGCTGGAGACCCCCACCCACCCACTTTTTCAGGGGCGGCCGCGTTTTATATCTTATTCTACCCACTCAGCCCCACATTTCCCAAAAATATCCTATGGGACATTTTGCTGAACATAGCTGCTGACCCCACCCCCTGAAATAGGCCCGGTAGGGGTGGGGGTTAAAAGTCCCTTGCTAAAATTTTTTGTATGATTATTTATGCGAAGCATGAGTGATGACATATTCGACTTTGAGGGCGAAGGTAGTACGGAGCGCGACGATATTTTCGTGCGCGAGTATGTTCGCTCTGGCCGTTCTGATGTTGCTTGCGTCCGCGCAGGGCTGATAAATCCTGAGTACCCCATCAAGGTTATTGCTGACCGGCAGATGGCGCGTCCGGAAATTCAGAGGCGGATTGCTGAGGCGACTGAGGGTGGCCAGAAGCCTGAGCGGGTTGAGTATAGCCGCGAGTTAATCTTGGATGAATTGCAGGCGATACACGACCGTGCATTTTCCGAGCACAATTTTCCCAGCGCAATTAACGCATTGAAGACGCAGGCTGCTATGATGGGGATGATGGACCAGACGGTCAACGTCAACCACACGGTGGGGGCCAAGGGCCTGTCGCTTCAGGAATTGCGTGCGCTGGTCGCGCAGGGACCGCAACCGGGTGACAATGCGATTCCTGCGCGTGTTATTGAGAGGCCTGTAGAGGTCATTGAGATGCCTAGTTTGCTGGAATTGGCGGCACGGAGAAGGGCGCAATGACGTCGTATGAGGAGGCTGTCCGGGAGCTGATTGCGCGTGAAGAGGCGTTGACGTCGTTTGCGTCGTATATTGAGTACGTATCGGGGATGAAGCCGCCGCCGCACTTGAAGATTGTCTGTGACAAGCTGGATGAGGTGCTGGAGGGGAAGATTACGCGGTTGATGATCAGTATGCCGCCGGGGCATGGGAAATCGTTCACGGCATCGCACTATTTTCCTGCGTATTTGCTGTCGAAATTCCCGAAGAAGACCGCGATTTTTGCCACGCATAAGCAGGAATTGTCGGATAGTTTTGGTCTGAAGGTGCGCAATACGATTAAATCGGATGAGCACAGGGCTGTGTTCCCGGAAAGCGGTATCAGCGCGGATAAGACGGCCGCTGGCGAGTGGATGACGGTTCAGGGTGGCGGGTATCACGCAACGGCCGTTGGTGCGAACGTGACGGGGCGGCGTGGGGACATACTGATCGGGGATGACTTGCTGTCCGGGATCGAGGCGGCGGAGAGCGACAGTGCACGGCAGAAGCTGTGGGCGTGGTACGGCGCGGATTTCTATACGCGGCGGAAGAATAAGGACACGCCGATCATATTGATTGGGACGCGCTGGCACTTGGGCGACCACATGGGGCGGTTGGATCAGGCGGAGCGCGACGGACAGGGGGAGAAATGGGAGCGCGTTATCCTGCCGGCATTGGCAGTAGATAACGATATTCTGGGCCGTGAGCCCGGACAAGCACTGTGGCCGGAAGAGTTCCCGACAGAGGAACTGGAGAAAATTAAGAGGCAGCCGAGTACGACGAGCCGTATTTGGTCGTCCCTGTATCAGCAGAACCCAGTCGTAGATAGCGGCGGGATCATGGATGGTACGTGGTTTAAGTGGTGGAAGTCGAAAGATCCCCCCGTTGTGAAGTATATCCTGCAGTCGTGGGATACGGCGCTCACGGCGAATAAGACGTCGGCGTATAGCGCGTCGACGACGTGGGGGGTCTTCGATGACGATAACGATGTGCCGAACCTGATCCTGTTGTCGGCGTGGCGGGGGCGCGTCGAATGGCCGATCCTGCGTCGGCAGGTGCAGCGCATGGCGCGGGATTACAGGGACGATAATTACGCGACGCCGATTAAGCCCGCGAAGGACCGCGCACCGGATACAGTGCTGGTCGAAGCGAAGGCGAATGGTCAGATGCTGATATCGGATCTGGCGCGCGCCGGAATTATGGCGACGAAATTTAATCCGGATAAGTTTGGTGACAAGATCGCCCGCGTGCGGCTGGTGTCTGACCTGATCGAGAATGGCCGCGTGTGGCTTCCGGCGATGAGCCCGCACTTTGATGCGCTTAGGCCGTGGGCTGCGGATTTTCTGCAGCAGTGCGTGCAGTTTCCGGCGGCGGACAGTCGTGACTGGGTTGACACGATGACGATGGCGTTCTTGAGGATTAAGCAGTCGGGTTGGGTGGCTAACACCGAAGACCCAATGGAAGAGAATTACGACACGCCCGGTGAGCGGGCTGCGTTTTATTGAGGAGTGACGACATGGAATTTGAAATTATAGACGAAAATCTGATGCGCCCACGCGATTGGTTTGCGGCGTTTGCGATGCAAGCAATTATTGCAAAGCGTTTGAGAAATTTTAACATGAATGACGATTTCATCGAGGTGGCAACTTATGACGCATTTTGCTTTGCGGATGCGATGATGGGTCTGCGTGATTGATCGAGTTTAAAGGTTAAAAATTGACCGCATACTAACGGCGTGATATTTGTTTGGTGCGCGCCCGGAGTAATTTATGTCCAAAAAAAGGCCACGGCAAAAACGTGAAGACACCATATCGGCATACGAGCCCGGTATGTGGGAAGGTCTTTTTGATGCAACATTAGCCGCTCCAATTAGGGGAATTGCCGGACTTTTAGGTATGCCCGAAAGGGATGCATACCAATATTCTCAACGTGCAGTTCGCGCAGCAGATGATGTCACCGGGTTAGTTTCCGCCGAAAAATCCTTGAAAAATATAGAAAACGGCAGGGGTGGTGCGCGCGATTACCTTCAAGTTGCGGCTCCGGTTATTCCATTTGCTGTTGGAAGGGGATTGAAGGCTGCTGGGAGGGCTGCCGAAAGGGCAGTGGCCTCAAGTCCTGTTGTTAACAATAGAATGTATAGCGAGAAATTACTTGGGCCCGAATACAAGGCGGGACAAGATCTTCCGGCTTATGGATTTAGAAATGTTAACAATCCAATTGAAATTGACGACATTATTAGCTCTGGTTACATGAGACCAAAAAAGTCAGGTGGCTCAAAGTATTTTACAATGTCCGACAACCCAAAGGGTAATCCTGCAAATCTTGAAGCGGGAAAGCCAGTTATAAGGGTCGATTCTGCAAATATACCATACAACTCACCAGTTCGTGCGGAACATGTTATGGTTTGGGATGAGGCAACTCAAAGCTTCATTCCCATCTTAAAGCGCCGTGGCAATTGATCGGTCTTAAAATAGATGATAGGAAGCCCAATGGCCCGTAAACCGACAAGCATTGCAGACACGCTACGCCCTCAGTTCGAAGGTATTGGCGGTCCTGACGCTGAGACTCCAGAGCTTGGCATTGATATTGTAGTCCCGCTTGAGGACGACATAATGCTTGACGGTGCGCTGATGCAGGAGAATCCTGACGGGTCCGTTGATATTAACTTTGATCCTGAGATTCCGGATATTATCGGAGCTGAAGAACATAACGCCAATCTGGCAGATTTCATGAAAGACATGGATCTGTCAGGTTTGGCTGAACAGCTTATGTCTGGCGTGGAGGACGACAAGCGCAGCCGTAGTGAGTGGGAAAACACCATGACACGCGGCATCGAGCTTCTCGGCCTTACGATTGAGGACCGCACAACTCCGTTTGCCGGGGCTTGCGGTGTGTTTGACCCGTTGATGGCAGAGGC